TATAAATGTAGTCGCTGTCGCGGTTCCTGAAAAATTGGCAGCTGCGCCTGTTAGTTTTAAATATGCAGTCCCATTTAAAACGCTACCCACATTCCCTGCTGTTGTGGCTCCAATAAAGAACTCATTTGATGCGGTTATTCCCATCCCCATTCCAACATTGGCGTTTCTTGTAAATCCAAAATATGAATAACTATTTGCGTTCGCCGGTTGGCTTACCGCTATAGTTCCGTAGGGATCAGAAGAGCCTCCGTTTCCTGTTATGTTGATGTTTGTTCCGTTCAAGGAACCAGTCAGCGTTCCTCCTGCAAGCGGTAGGTAAGTGTGGGTGTGTGTGGTTATCGCTCCAACCAACACCGCTTCGATGTCCGCCTTCGCGATGTTTATTGCAAGGAGCCCGGTTGCGGACGGCAAAATTAGACCGTTTCCGATTCCGATTTCCTGCAAAACTCCATCGGTCACCGCGTAGCGTCCCCATAGCTTTTGTGCCGCGATTGCTGTTTTCCTTGCGTACTGCGTGTCAAGGTAGGTGAAATCCAAGCCGAGGCTCACGTCTCCGGTTCCTGCGTCGGCTCCGGTGGACGCTGTTATTTTAACGCCCGAATTTGCGACCTCTAAAATTTTAGTAATCACCGCTTGACCCGCTGTTGCAATATTAAGGTCAGGACGACCGATTGAGCCGTCCTGCACTTGTCTTCCGGGTAGTTGCGTTGCTGGCATCTCTTAGTAAATGTAATTTACGCGGATTTTTTCACCTGTCAGTGGTGTTGTCAGCATTGTTATTGTTGCGCCAGCGATGGTGTAATCGTTCCCTGCTCCGGGGTCTTGCAGGATTCCGTTCAGATACACCTCTTCTTTTCCTGTAATGGGAGTATTGGCGATTGTGAATGTCGGATTAGAACCGTTCACTAGACCTGTTGGCGTTTCCCTCACCACGAGGTGTGTTGCGTCGATGTATGTTTCAAGCGTTGCGGACGTTATCCTTCCATAAATGTCGACGGTCACTTTGTTAAAAGTCCCGGCGGTTGCTCCGCTCACCAGCAGGTCGATTGTCGGGTTTCCTGCGACGGCATCCCCGTTTGTAACTCCGACCCTTCCTGCTGTTCCAGCAATAGATCGCGCGGTCACAACTCCGGCGGCGGTTCTTGCGATAAGTCCGTTCGTCGCCAGCGCTGTAATCGAGGCAAGGATCGCACTTGCTACTTGCGCGGAAATGTCACCTGCTGCCAGTGCCCTGTTGGTTGCGTTGGTAATTCGCCCGTAAGCGTCGACGGTTATTTGGGTAACGTTCGCACCTGTGTTTCCGTAGGTTCCGGGTGTCACGGCTGTTGTTGCTAGGTCGATGTTGTCCGCGTTCACCACAATTCTTGCTGTACTGGCTGTTCCGACGTCCATCGTGTTTCCGTTCTTTGTCATCCCGGCTCCAGACACAACTTGTCCCGCTCCTGAAAATTGGACGAAGTTAAGCGCTGTCGTTCCTAATGTGACGGCTCCGTCTGTGGCCAGCAACCATCCGCTGTCGGCATTGGTTGTCCCTTCTTCCACAAAGCAAAAAATCGCGGAGGATAAAAGTGCGGAGGTGTTCGCGTCTGTCGACCGCGTCCATGTTGATGCGTTTACAACGTAGATTCCGTTTTCGGCTGGTAGTGTCTGGGCTTTAACCAGCACTCGTTCTCCTGCAACAAGAACAATCCCATCAATTGTCTGAACTCCTGAAAGCGTAATCTGAGCTATGGTTGCTACCCTTACCGCGTCTTTTGCCGAAAGTCCAAGCGCGGCATTCTGAACGTCTTGTAGCCTTGCTGCGTCCGTTGCTGCGACCGGAGCTCCGAGGTTTGTAATTTTGAAATTACCCATTGACTGGTCAGCCGCGTGTGCTACCGTACCGTCCTTTTTAATGTAATTTCCGATGTTGGTGATCTTGCTGTCTGAAATCGCGGAGACGTCTGCGTCTACGATTGCGAGGGCTTCCAGCTGCCTCTTTTTAATTAATGTAGCTGCCATTTTTCTGGTCTTTGTTAAAAAAATTTATAAAGCTGTGTAATCACAAATAATTAAATCGGTCAGGGCTGGGGCAATGGTTAGCTTTATTTTTCCATTGTCCTCTGTGAAGTCAGCATTCGCTCCCCTAAATTGGCGGACGCCGTTTATAAATATTTTAGCGGTTCCCGGCTTGATCACTTTTGTCGTTGTGAAAAGAACGCGGGTTCCATCTTGTGCTTCAATAAAGCCGTACTCTGTCGCTTCCACTTCGTTGCTCGTGGCGTCCGCTGTGACTGGTGTTGCATCTAATATTCCACTGTGCTGAAACCGTATGTTGTCGAGGCCGAGGTCTATGTTGTTAGGCCAGTTCCCGATTAAACTTATCTTGAAAGTGTCGAGCGTTGCGCGTGATGCTGCAAAGCTGTACATTGGAATGGCGACGAGCTGCCATTGGTCGCTGTCTGGTTTATATCCAAAAAGATTTGACGAGGCGGAAATTGCCGCGCTTCCGGTCTGGGTTCCTGCTAGGAAAGACTCGACCACCAACATGCTGTTAGCCTTCCACGGGATCGTGCTTTTTATTTCCATTGTTAGGATTCCGTCCTTTATTGCGACGGGTGTCCCGGATGCAAACGTCAGCTTAGTTGCTGTTGGTGCGAAGGTAGCCACTTCGCCCGGCGGCAGGAGCGTGTCATCAAAAGCCCGGATTGCTCTGGCGTAGTAATTGTTATTTTTTAGCCTCGGATATTCCACGCCGTTTTCAAAATTGATGCACCACGCCTTGTTCCATGCGTTCTCGCTCGATGACCAATAAGTTTTATTTGCTAGGTTCGGGACAACTTGTCTCCTGAAATGTAGGGCTAGCAATTCCTTCACTGATGGCAGAAACCAATTACCGAAACCATCAACTGATAATTCACTGCAAAATTTTGCGGCGTAATTTTTCGCGTTGTCGTTCGCCATCATTAAGGCGGTGTTCGTTTGTCCCGTTCCAATTAATTGACCCGTTCCGCCTGTTGTGTAGGTTCCTCCACCTGAAATGCTTGAGAAAAATATATTTAAGGCTGTATCTTCCTTCGCTGCGATCAGTCCCTTTTTCCCTGTCGCATCCAAATAAAAAATAACCCCTCCTTGGTACTCTTCGCCGATGAAGTGTTGTGGGATTACGACCTCAGTATTTGGTACCGAAATGGCTACTTTAATTCTCTTTGCTCCGATGGACGGCGTCTCTGTCGATGCAAAGTCTGTGGTGATGTGGCTGTCTCGTGTTGACGAAGTCACCCATTCCACGTTTTCGGAGTAAATGTTTTCTACGTTTATGTTGGTGGGCACAAGAGCGCCCGGCGCAATCATTACCGTCATGAGCGCTAGTTGCGTCGATGAAAGTATCGGGCTAGCTGGGTTGACGGCAGGGGTTCCTGTTGCGACCTGTAGGTTTCCGAAAACGTCACCATAAAAAACATCAATTCGGGACAGGGTCGGGTCAGCAGCTTGCAGCGTGATTTCTTTGTCTTGCGCTGCTAACTGGACGCCCATTATTTTATATGTGATATCCTTCCCGGAATACTTCAGGCCGTTCATCCAAATTATGGACCCGGTGAGCAGCTCTGTCTTTGTGTCGGCGTTGGCGGCTCCAATGCTAGCGAGGTACTTTATCAACGCATCGTTGTCGTTGGGCAGTCCCGTTATCGAATTAAACGACGGCGTGTAATTGTTGAATGTCTCGGTCAAATTTACCACGCCGACTCCAGCTGAAAGTGCCGCGCTTCTGGCTTCGGTCAGCTTCTGGATTGTATCTGAAATTGTGGCGGTGATTTCCTTTTCCCATGCTTCGTCCTTATAGTTTGAAATTTCGGCAGTAATGTCGCTGCCGTCTAATTTCGTTTTTAATGCTGTTATCCGAATTTGTTTATTTATCCCTAGCGCAGAGTCAACCACCCGGACAACGTCGCCAATGGCCAGCGCTACGCTGTTGTTCCGGATATATCTCGCGTCTAGTTTCAGTGTGTATTTCACCCGGAGCTGGGAGTAATAATCCAGCCACTTTTGTCCCATCGCTTTGAGCAGGTTTTCTGCCTCCGTGATATTTTCCTGCGGCATGTTTATGTCGAGGAGTGTAAACTTATCACCCGTCGCTGGTGGAAACGTGGCGGATGGGTAGGTTAGCTCCCCCGACTTTATGGCCAGCAATTTAAACGCGTTCGCTTCGTTATTGAAGGACAAAATCTCAAATTCCAAACCCATGAGGTCTCCGCTCAAAAAAACCAGCTTAGGCTTGGTTCCTGCAATCAGTTGCGCGTTCAAATCGAAATTAATTAACGGGCAGGTGATGGTCAGCTTGTCTGATGAAACGTCACCGACCGTCCCGGTAAAACGCGGGTAGATTCCTTCAAAAACAATTTTCTTTTCTACTACCTTGTTGTATTCTGTCAGGTTCTCTAAAAAGTGGGAGCCGTTGGCGTTCGTGAAAATAAGGCGGCTTTCGCCTCCCCGGTAATCGGTCGGAATGTTCCGGGTCGATCCAAAAACAAACGCGCGGGTCGCTGTGTTTTCTCCGTCAGCCGACTCCCTAGAAAGCTCGTACAAACCCTTGCCTTTCCCCACCTCAAAGGTGAGCGCTGTTGCTTGCTCGATTCTGTCTAAAATATTTATCTGTTTATTTTCAATGTTCCATTCTGCTGTGAACTCGCGGGCTAGGGTGTCGAGCAGGTCTTTTCCTGTCAGCCCGTCGATGTAAATGTTTCGCCATCCTGAATCCAAAACTGCGACGGCTCCTTTCGTCCACCCGGTGTCGATGGTGTTTATGTTTGCGATTATCAAATCGACGAAATCGGAGCAGCTCCCTGTCAGGTAAAACTCCGACTTTCCGTTTAACTGGATTATCTTATCAATTAGGCGGTAGGTCGGGCTTTCAAATTGCAGCTCGTACTCGTAATCGACGGCGGATGTCTTCCTGAATTTTACGGGTCTATTGATCTCGTAGGTTATTCCGTTTCGCGTTGTGGTGTCTCCTACTCTAACGTCAATAATTGAATCGGTCACAACATTTGCGGTGATCAAGTCTTCGCCCATTATCTTCTCCGCCAGTTCGGTGCTGGGGTCTACGTATATGTCGTAAATCTCCGATGCGCTTCTTTTTATTTTCATGGCTGTCTAAGTGTTAGGGTGAAGTGTCCCGACGCTTTAGGCTCTCCGGTCAGTGCGCTGGTGGTGAATCCGTTTTTCGCATAAACGCTTGCGGTCGTTTCGTCTGGGAAAGTGAGCGTTCTCATTCCCGGCGTCGATAGCAATTTCTGAAACCGTCCCATTTGTGCCGCGAGTATCGCTTGGCTGGCTGCAGTCATAAAGCAAACCATCGAAATATCGCGCGGCGCTCCGTAGGCGGCGTTCGTGTAGTCCGCTGTCGTTTTTATTTCGATTCGTTCCGGGATGCTCTTCCTTCCTGCTGTTGAGAGCACTGCAATTCCAAAATCAACTTTTAGGTTGTACCCATCGATTCGGTACCCGGTTCCGCCCGTTGGCGTTCCGGGTGTCGATGGGAATGAAACCACGAATTGTCTAAACTTCGCCTCTAGGATTATTATTGTGCTACTCAGCTCAACAATCGTAATTCCTTTTGTGAGCGTCACTGGGAAGGTTCCGAGCCCGGTTTCAATGGTGGTGTTCGCGGTTTTGCAGTTCGCTGAGAAATTGGCGAGGCTGGTTATCAGCGCGGCTCTGGTCGTTGCTTTCATTATTCCTTTAAATGAAATGTCCCGGCCTTCGTACTCCAAATCGGCAGCAGAAACGAACGCCTCAGTTTCCGTTCCCCAGCTATGCTCTGTCGTTCCTTTCCGGGCTGGGAAGTCTAGCGCTCCGGCAATGGCCAGCGATTGTCCTGAGAATTGTGTGGGTACAATTCCGTAGGTGGTGACGTCTATGTTGTTTATTTTATACATGACTATATCCGGCTTGCTGTTTTGTTTGTGGCGGTGTCGATATTTTTGAGGCTGGTTTTTATGTCTGCCAGCGCGTCGGTGTTGTTGGCGGTTCGTAGGCAGTGCTGCTCGATTAGAACAATGTTTCCGGCGCTTGCCTTGCAGATGGTTAGGGTTTCCCGGATGTCGATTGTTATCCGGTTCCAAAGTCCTTTTATTTCCGAGACCGAGTCCTCTGTCATTACCGCTTTTATTCCTCCGCTCATTCCGCTGGTTGTCGATGAGTTAAAAATGTCAAACCCGGCACCCGACGCAGCGGCCTTTGCGTCTGACATTCCTTGGTTGAACTCTTTTATTAATTCCGGGCTTTGCGCATAAAAGGCTTGGAAATCGTCGAGCCAGCTTTGGTCTCCGCCTGTTGCGTAGCTCGCTGCCATCCCTGCTTCGAGTTGTTTAAACGCTCCATCAAAGGCGGCATTGAATATCATGTTGCTCATTATATTTTCGAGCACTTTATCGACCGAGGTTCCAAAAGCCTTAGCTGCATCCGTTCCGTCTTCAAATGCTGTAACAAGCGCGGTTCTTAAATCGTCACCCAGAGAGCCTGTGAGCTCCGTGATCACTTGTTTCATTTGTGCGGTCGCTGCGTCGGCGGCGGCTTTCCAATCGATCAAGTTTTGAAGCGTCGCTTTCGTGGCCTCCGTTACCCGGTTGTTTGCGATCAGCGTTTTGGCGAGGTCTGCATTGAACTCTCCGTTTGCCTTTATCAAATCCGGGTAGGTCTCCAAAAGAGGCGCGACGACGTCTTTTTTCTTTTTGGCAAAAAGCCCGGTAAGTAATCCGACGACCGACCCGACTGCTGCACCTATGGCCGTTCCAATTACCGGAACAATCGACCCTATCCCAGCGCCCAGCGCCGCTCCCGCTCCAATCCCGGCGAGGACGTTGGTTCCGCTCACTACGTTCTTTTTTCCGGTGATGGCCTCGGAGGTGGAAAATTTTTTAAATTCTTCTTGGTACTTTTTTTGTGCGTCGTTGTACGCGTTGGTGCTGTCGTTCAGCGACCCGAGGTAATCCTTTAAAAAAACCGATCCGTTTATCGAGGAATTAAGGCGGAGCTGGTCGTTGAGCAGCAGGTTGTACTGTTGCTGTTGTGCGATTATGCTTGCGTAGTATTCCTTCATTACCCGCTTATTTTCGGCGGCTTGTCCGATGACCATTCCGACCAGCTGGGTTGCTCCGCTGATGGCCATTCCGATTCCTTGCTCCTTGCTTATTTTAAACCCGGTTTCGGCTAACTTTCCCAATTGGCCAGCTATGTTTGCAACCCCGGTAAGCATTCCGGAGAGCTCTTGGTTTGAATCTCCGATTGACTTCGCCAAGTAATCAGCGGAGTCGGCTACGTCGTTAAAATACCCGGCTACCTCTTTTGCTCTTTTTTCCTGTTCATCGATTTTGTCTTGCCTTGCCTTGTCGATGGATTCTTGCTTTTTGGCTGTTTTCTCGATGCTCTTTTCGTTGGTCGCTTGCAGTTTTGCTTTCGCCTTTTCTTCAATTCCGGAGGCTGTAAGCGCTTCCTGCACGGCGTTCATTCCTTGCTGTTTCTTTGTGGAAAAACTACCCGTCTCTGAAATCGACCCGGAGCTTGTCATTGTTTTGTTTTCAGCCATTGCCATCGATGCCTTCGCCATCGCTTCGCGGAGTGACTTTTCCTGTTCAAGCAAAACTAATTTTTTGGCCAGCCCGTCGAGTTCGGCTCCGCTCGCTTTCTCCATCGCTTTTTTTACGATCTCGATTTGGTCGGTTTTTTCCTTCGTTTCTTTTACACCCAGCTGTTTGTTTATTTCGTCGATTTGGCCTTGTTTCTCTACTACCTTTTTGCGTGGGTCTTCGCCCGGCGTAACTTTCAGGACGGCCATCTCTTTTTCTAGTTTGGTCTTTTCCTTTTTTAGCACCTCCATTTGTGCCGCGTAGGTTGTTTTTATCGGATCAATTTTTGCTTTTTCTGCGGACTGAACAACATTCCCATAGGCTTTGTTGGTGGCGTCTGAGTCGTCTTTGAATCCTTGGAGTGCTCTTTCTATCTCTCCCCGGTTTGCGGATATGTTCCCGCCAGCGGTGCTCCAAGGTGAACCACCCGACGCTTCATCTTGCAATTTGCGCATGTAGGTTTCGAACTCGGCTTCTGCTGTTTTCCTTGCTTCCGGGTCGATGGCTAGTTTTATGTTGGCGATAAGTGGGGCAATGTCTTGACCTACTTGCGCCGCTCTTTCAATCCCTAGTGATTTCTTCACCGATCCGGTGATGCTCTGGGTTGCTTCTGCGATCTTTGGGTTGTAGTTTGCGCTTATCGAATTGAGTGATTCTTGCTTTACTTTGAGCGCGATGTTGTCTTCAATCCCTTTGTTTAAAACTATGTAAGCATCTGACTGGTTTTTCGTTCCGATCAGTTCTTTTTCTTGCTCTGTTAAATATTTCCCGTATTGGTCGAGTAGCGCTTGCTTTGATGTCTTCCATTGGTCGCTTCCTTCTGTGGCGTGGTCTAGCTCCGCCTTTAGTTGGAACATCTTATCTTTTTCGTTTAAAACTGATTCATTCAGTTTTATTGTGGCCTTCTCTAAGTCGGTCTGGTATGTTATTACTTTATAAATAGCAAAACCGAGCGCAGCGACGGCTGTTGCTGCCAAAACATAGGGATTTATAAGCGAGGCGGATGCTGTTGCGGCGGTTTTCGCTTGGAGCTCATTTTCGGCTGCGATGACGGTTTTCGTCGCTGTTACCCGGAGCTCGGCCATAAATACGGCGTTGGCGGCTTGTGCTGCTGCGGCGGATGCGGAGACAGCTCTGGTCGCTGCGAGCTGGGCTTCCATTTCCGTTTCGATTGCAAGGTTGCGGGTCTTGGTTGCGGCGGCTGCGTTTTCTGTAAAAGCCAGCACCATTGTCGCTACTTTATAAACTCCGTAGATTGCAATTATTCCCTCTAAAACTTCGCCGACCGCGTGGTAATTGTCGATCAAGGACGAAATGCCGCCGACCGCAGCGTAAAGAATTCCTTTGTTATCGCTGCCGATTTGGTTATACATGGCAGCTAGTTTGTCCTGTAGGTTTGATAATTGGCCTGTCAGCGTGGCGCTGATTAGCGCGTTCGCTCCAACTATCCCCTTCATCGTTCCAAGGCTCAAAATGTAGGCCTGAATCGCGGAGTTGGTGTTCTCTACGGTTGTCTTTTGTTCCTTAAATGAAAACGTCACCTTGTCCCCGTTAGCGCTTGCCTTTATTCCGAATTCTTTGAGCCTTTCGAATTGTCCGGTTTGCGCGTCGAGGAGCGCTTCGCCCAGCTGGTCGAAACTTTTACCTGTGGAGCTGGCAAGGTCGCCAAGTTTCACCATTTGTTCTTGGGTCGGGACAAACCCTTGATTTGCTAATTTGATAAATGCTCCCGTCACTTCGTCGAGCTGAAACGGTGTAGTTGCTGCAAAATTGGCAATCATGGCCAGCGCGTCAGTTCCCTTTTCGTCTCCCAGCGTGTTGCGCAAAACGACGCCGAATTTTTCAAACTTCGCCGTTGTGTCAAGAATGGCCTTCCCCAGCATCCCAATCGAGGCGAGCCCTCCCATTGCAAACATTCCGACCATTCCGCTCATGGCGCTAAAGGCGTTTTGCATCCTTGACCCTTCGGCGGTTGCGGTGTTTCCTATTTTTTTAAATTCGGCATTTGTTCTCTGGACGTCAGCGCTGAGTTGGCTGTTGTCTATCGTGACTGCAAATCCTAGGCTTCCGTTGTCAGTGTTCATGTCTTTATCCGAATAATTCTTTTTTTACTAATTCCCTGTTTCGTGGGTCGTCTGCATTTATGACCCTTTCTTTTTCGCTCCCTTTTATGTCGTCGTATGAAGGGAGGACGCTGCTGTAAAGCGTTAGGTTCGCGTGGCTAATTTCATAAAGGACGTAATCAAATTTCAGGTTGTACCCTTTTGCGACTCCGGCAATTAGAGCCCAGATGCTGTCATTTTTACCACCTCCCGCGTCGCTTGCGTCAGGTTTATTTCTATTAGGGAAGTGGTAAACCCGAAAAAATCCGAAATCTCTAAATCGGATAGGAGTTTAATTGTGAGCTCGCTCACTTGTTTTGGGGACAATTCGTGGAGGATGGTTTCTGCCAGCCAGGCTTGTCTGTTGGTTTCTGCTTTCTGAAACCACGGAATGAAACCGAGCAGTTTCCTTTTTTCGGTTCTCCGTTCCCGCAGGATCTCTTTTGCTCCAATAATCAAAACGGCGAGAATGTCTCCAATCGCTCCGCAGTCTTTTGCGATTCGAAGCGTCTCTGTCAGGATGTTGTCCGTGTCTATTTTTACGGCGGGCATTTTTGCGACCAATTCTGAAACGAGAATTAAGGTGGCGGTGCTGGGTGGTGCAACCGAGAATGTCTTTTCACCGACCGTTACTTGCTTTGGTCGTTGCAGGATGGTTCCTGCTGCTTTTCCTTCTATCGTTGTGCTCATTGTTTTTTGTTGGCTTTTTAAATTAGCCCGGTGATTGGCCGGGCTAGTTTCTGTTGCTTTTCTCTTCTGGGTTAGGACGCTGTATATTCCTTGAGGATGTCGCCAGTCGCTGGTACCAATCCTTCAAATGTATATTTCAGTGTTTTTCCTTCTTTTGAAGTGAAGGTTTCTTCCAGCTGGACGGATACTTTGTCTAAAACAAACCCTTCCTGTGTGGTGTCTTCGGGTGTTAGCCTGACCGCGTAGTTCGGGATGATGATTCCGTCGGAGTCTGCAATTGGCCGGGTCGCTCCTTTTTTTACCCATAATTCCGCCTCGAGTGCGTAGCCGTTCCTGTCAAACCTCACGTCAACAAGTCCGCCTCCCTCTTCTTTGGCTTCCTGCTTTGCGCCCTTGGTTGTGGTCAGTTTTGTACTGTCTTGCTTGACCGGGGTAAGCGTTACCCATGTGGCTTTTCCGACGGCGGCAGTTGGCGAGGCTGCGGCTGACTCAAACAAAATTGAACCGATTGGAATTGCGATTCCCATCGTAACCGTGACCACGTCCTTGGTTGAGTCTGTTGAAACGACGGCGGTGCAAGCGACCGATTTTTTACCGAATCCGATAACGTCTCCGACGGCCACGCCGCTTCCCTTGAGTATTTCGATTGTGGTGTCAGCCACAATTACGGCCTTTGATAAAACGTACCGTTTCTCTGGGGCTGCGCCTGAAATGTAGGCGCTGACTTCAATGGTGGGCTTTCCCCATGCTAGTGTTCCCATGATAATTTTATTATTAAAAAGTTGCTAATTGAAATTTTATTTTTGCGCTGACAAAGTGCTGGTCAGTTCCTTCCGCAGCAAACGTCTGAATTATTGCGCCGAGCCTGAATCGGTACTCTTGCGGGGTTTGTCCCTGAATTATGCCGCGTGTCAGTTCTTCCAGTTCCCGGCATCGTTCGCCGTTCTTCACCATCGAGGCTCCTTGCTTTATGTCTGAAACGTAAATATTGAGATTTACAATTCCGGTCTGGATTTCGTCATCGAGTCCTGTTAAAAACGAGACGACGGCATCTTCGCTCTTCGCGTTGATCGGCCTCATTCCGTGTTTGTAAATCTTCCCGGAGATTGCTGTCTTCAGTGGGCTGGCGTTTATTATTGTAAAAACGTCTAACTCTATTTGTCCGCCTGTTTTGCTACTCATCGCTTGAGTCCTAATTTGGTCATTAATTCCGGTACCATCGTTTCTGCGAGGAGTTCGGCGCTACTCAAAACGTTCAGATTCCTGGCTTCGACGGAGGCGGCGTAATTCATCCCGGCCACAACAACGAGCGCGATTCCGTGTGGAAATTGCGCGGCTAATTTTCGAATAATTGTCTCTCCTTCCCCTCCGCCAGTGGTCTGGCTCATTCCGGCGCTGCTTTGGATTACTCCGTCGACAAAAATTAAGTAACCGACTGAGTTGCGCAGGTTCCCTGTTCTGTCTTTGTAGGCTCCGTTGGTTCGCGCTTCGTTGATGCATCTCAGTCCAACGTAATTAAAAGCGTTGATTATCGCTGCTTCCTTTCGCTGGATTTGTTGCGTCATGTAACGGTCGATCTCCGCCTGTGGTGTGGTTCGTGTGACTGCCATTTTAAACCGAAATTTTAACGCGTCCGACTGTGTTGAGTCTTTGGATGTCCTGTGTCTGAAATTCTCCCAGCTGCTTTCCTGTGTCCGTTATCAGCTTCACCCGGTCAGCCTCGAATGGTTGCAATTCTATCAACACCATGTAGGTTGCTAACGTGAAGAGTCCATCTTCGTACTTTCCTTTTTTCGCTTTGTGGATTGTCTGAATGAAACAATCTATTGGTTCGCTCCATGTTGCTGAAACCGAGGCGGCGTCTCCTGTGATCGGATCGATCTCGCTTTCGGCGTTGGTCTGGTATTGCAGTGTTCCGTTTTTCATAAGTCCTCCCCGATGTACCCGTAGGTTGGTTCCTCTGTTTCCAGCTCTTCATAAATCGACGCGCTTTCCTGTTTTAGTTGGCTCCGCTCTATTTGCGAAAGGCTAAACGTGACGCCTCCCTCAGAAATGTTGGGGGCAGCAATCAACCATTTCATGGTGTCCGCTTCGGCCAGTCTGTAATCCCTTGTGTTAAGGATTTCCTGTGTTGCCTCTGTGGTCAGGATCAAACCCCGGCGCACCGCTACCCGGTTAAGGGTGCGCGGTGGTATCGGGTAGTTTGTAATGCTCATAAGAGCGTCGAGAATCGTTGCCATTTGTGCCGCTGATTAAAGTCCGCCGTTCCAGCCTGTGGCATTGGCCACATTAATGAAAACAAGCGAGGCTCTGTTGATGAGCGCTGGCTGCACGTAGGCTTCGGTCATCGTGACCTCGAGCATTGGGTTGACCTCTGAATAAACGGTCGTTTTGCTGTACGCTCCCTGCGATTGCAGAGCGGCGGTTTCCTGAACCATCGGTACTGGCTTGTAATAAGTCCATCCCAATTGCGCGACCGGAGACAAAACGACGGCGTTTTCGTTCCACGGTTTGATGGTGCTCTGGGTTCCGTCCTTCGCTTCAATGGTGGCGTAACTGTCGATCTTCAAGAATTGCGGGTAGCCCTTGCTTCGCATGTAAGCGTTGACGTTGTCGATCGACAAAACCTCGGCGGATGTCATCCCGGTGGCGTTGATCAAAACGGAGGCGACTCTTTTGGTTGTCGCTGTTTGTGCGAGCAGTCTTTCGAATGTGGCATCTTCGATAATTGCAAACTGCGGCTTTTTTAAACCCAGCTTTCCGATCGCTTTCTGTTGTTTGGCAATGTCCGCGATTCCGTCAGCGGCGACGTCGCTCCAAACTTTTGTAACTCCCACAAAGTTCACGGCTGGGACGTTAAAGTTGATTACGTCGGTTGTGGCCATGTCGCCTTCAATCGAGGCAGGAAATGTTTGAATTCCGGCTGATCCAATTCGGAGCGCGTCGATTTCAATTTTGTAATCGGCTCCGTCGTTGCATGCTTGGATGTCGTCGTACACCATGTCTACCAAGTAGCGCGCTGTTGCGGCGTCTTCTTTGTTCGCTGCCGATATTACTTTTAAATCGAGGTACTCGTTGATTTCAACTTCACCCTTTTCTTTTGAAATGGCAATCTTTCCAAGTTTGCCGCTCCAAGAGCCGACCTTCTTGCGTGTCTTCAGTGGTGCTTTCGTGTTGAATGCTACCCGGTCAGCGGAGACGGGGATTCCGTCGTTTCCTTCGATTCCTTTTAAATCGAATTTTGGCGAATATTTCAAAGGAAATAATTTCTGCCAAACTAGCCCGGAGCCGGGCTTGTAGCTGTTTACCTCTGCGCTCATCCCGACTTGGTCGAGATCAAAAAGCGGTTTGTTCATTTGTCCCATTTCTTAAACGGCGTTAATGGTTGGAATTAAAGCCAGAACTTCGAGCGAAGCGTTGACTGTCTCTTTTCGCACATTTGCGATATTTACCAGCGCGATGGCTTGGTCTCCTTTTCCAGCCCATACCGATGCTCTGGTCAAATATTTAGGCGTGTAGATTGGCGCAGCGGTGCTGGCCTGTGCGGAGGCGGCCTGAAATAAAACCGTCCCGTTGGTGATGTTTACGCCTAGCGTAACTGTGACCACGTCTTTGATGGCGTTGGTCTGGTCGAGCCCAGTGCAAGCGACTGACTTTTTCAGGTTCCCGATAACGTCGCCAATTGCGACCCCGCTCCCTTTTGCAATTTCGATGGTGGTGTCGGCGATTGCTACAGCCTTGGTTAATCGGTAGGCTTTTATTGGCGTAAGGACGCCGGAGCCATTCAGACCCACTGCCGTTCCCGGTGCGATGTCGTAGGTTGGGTTTCCTACCATCCCTCCGCCGGGCTTGTCTCCAAGGACTTTTTCAAAAATCACCGGGCTGATTGCGTCCGGGCTGATTGCGACAAAATTTACATCCATTGTTTTGTGTTGTTAATATTATTTCGATAGCCCTATAATGGCAGGGGCTTCCGTTACTGCCTCTCGTGCTTTGATGCGAGCTTCCACTTCCGGCGACACTTTGTCTGGCGGTGGTGCTCCGTTTCCCATCGGCCTGTTAAAAACAGCGCCCTTCGATGCGGCTTCCTGAACGAAAGCGTCGATTCGGGTTTTCGATTCTCCCAGCCAAGTGCTGAAGTCTTCGTCGCTTTCAAAATTCATGCGGGACAGGTCTTTTTCGTATTGTTCCCGGATTTTCTCTGGCGCTTTTTCCATCGCTGTTTTCAGCTGTTGTGTTCGGCTGTTGGTTGTTTTTTCGCCTTCAATCGCTTGCAGTTTTGCTGAAAGTGCCGCGTTGCTGTCGATCAGCGCCTTCGCCCATGCTGGTGGTTCGTTTCCACCTTCATCTGGTTTCTTCGCTGGTTCCGCTGCTGGTTTTGGTTCCAGTGCTGCTAGTTTGGCTTCCAGTGCTACCTTTTCAGTTCTCACTTTGTCCGTGTCTGATTGAAAGGCTTTGAGCAATCCTGCGACGCCAGCTACCGCTGTTTCGATTCCTGCTTCGTCTGTTACTGATGTTGCTAAAAAATCGGCGACCCCATCAAACGCCTTTTCACCGAACCCGGCGCTTTTATACGCTGTTTTTAGTGCTTCCTTGATCTTGTTCCTCATACCCTTTTTTTGTGTTGTAAGTTTATGTTTTTACAAAAATAAGCGGTTTTAAAAAGTGATTTTCTCCCAATCACTTAATATTTTTTATTGTTCATTTAAAAAGCTGTTGTACAGCATGTTATTTTGTTTGAAAATAAAGCCCTGAAAACTTGCAAGTTGTTACGGTTTAGCGTATCTTTGTAGCATGCAAATGGGGAATGAACCCCGGCTGTTTTTCTTAAAACCATGATTATTATGACAACAATTTCCACCTCCGACCTTTTCTCTTTTTTGAGCACAAAGTATGACGATTGCTCGCCTCTCGTTCTGATTTTCGCCTCTGATGTCTTTGGCGCTACCGAGACGAAGACGGTTAAAACTCTTTCTTTCGGCCTTCAACGGTTGTTAATTGGTGAATTCTCTAACAGTTCAGCGGTTGCAATTCACCGCGACATGGCTGTTTGGAAGCGCTTTGTTTGCGTCATGGATGGTCAAATTTCTCAATTTTTTACTTTCTAATTCACCCGCTCCCGGTTCGCGCCGGGGGCATAAACTCTCAAAAAATGGCAGCTCAAAAAATTAAAAAAGGATCGCTCGTTTGGTTTACGCTTCCGGGTTCAAACGTCGCTCTTCATGGCATCTTTGTTCGGGTTCAGCCCGATGGCGATTATCTTATCGCTGACTCGGACGGTTCCAGCTCTACTCTTTCTGTCTCCAATTCTCAAATCCTTTAGTCCCTGCAAAATGAAAAGGCTCCTACTTGTTTACCGTCTCTTTTCTGTCGGTTTTGGTTCAAAAGAAATTTTCGACCAGTCGACCTTCAGTGTTATTGTCTACCCGGATCGTTCGCTCCGTTATAAATGGCGCAGTGGTTTCAATCCCGGAGGTGGAAAAATCGACCTTTGCGATCTGGACACCGACCGCTTGTTTCCTTTGTCGATTGTCGAATTTCCGACCGTTGCTTCGCTGGATGATGAGCTGTCTTCCATCCTGTCTTCGCTCCGCTCGATTCACTCTGTCGAAATTATTAACCGTTATTAAAAACCCGCTTCCCGGTTCGCCGGGAGGCTCAAAAACATCGAAATGGAAAACCCAAATTTTACCGACTTCAGTTTCACTTGTCCTGTCTGTGGTACGGTTCATGTTCTGTCTGAGGCGCTGTCCGTTCGTCCGATCCTTTGCTCTGATGTTACGCCGACCGGGTGTAATGAGCCTCTTCCGCAGGGGTTGGTTTCTCTGATTTATTTCCCTTATTAATTTAATCCGCTCCCCGGTTAGCGCCGGGAGGCACAAAACTTTCAAAAATGAGTTTAAAAACCTTAGTCGTTTTTCGCCTTTTTAATCCTACCTACGGTGTTGGTGTCAACAAAAAAACCCTAATTGTTAATGTGAATGAGGATTCATCCTTACTTTATTCTTTTTTTGATGGCTGGGAATCTTCCGGGGCTTCGAATTCCTTACTAAACCTTCAGCTTAAAACAACATTTCCTGTTAGTGTGCGCGGATTCAAAAAAACAGGTGATCTGGTTTCGGTCGTCGCCTACATCCTGAGCACTGGGTGTGGCTCCAATAAAATTAGCCATTTTGAAATCGAAAACGAAACCCGGCCAGACCCGGTTGTGTCGCAGTGCGAGTTTAATTTGCGGGTGTCTTTGGGACAGCGCCTTGATAATGGACGCGATTATCTTATGACGGTCGACCCCAAAAAACTAACCGTCGAGGATTGCTTCCGGGCTTTCGGTTGGTCTGCTAATGGGTTGAGAGAGGAGGTGTGGAATGGGTAAATTTACGGCAGGGATTTGGCGACACCATCGCGGCCTTCATCGCGTCGTTTCTTTCCCATCGAGTGATCCGGCTGTTGGTTCGGTAGTAGTTTGTTCTGGCGTTAGTGCAGGGGATGGCGACTTGATCGCGGCGGCTCCTTCGCTTTACGAGGCGTGTCGTGGTGCAAAGGCCGTTATGGACGCGCAGGGAATTACGGCGGAGCATCCAATTGTCGGGTTCCAATATCGCGCTATTGTTAACGCTCTTAATTCTGTTGAAAAATGAAAACTGCCGATATTTTAAAAACTGAAATTGCGGCGCTGGAGCTTCGCATTTCCATGTCCTCGCTTCCTGCTCTTGTCAAGGACGACGATTGGATGACCGATCGGCTGGCAGCTCTCAGGGCTTGTCATTGCTTCCTAACTACCGGGGTTGTGAATCTTCGCCTTGCTGTAAAATTGGCAGTTCATGGGAAGCAGAACGCGGTTGCTGATCTCGCCGGGATTCGCCGGGCTACCCTTTCCAGCTTCCTGAATGGCAAGTCGTCCATGACTGCTGAAAACGTGGAGCGGGTTCTTTTCTTCGCTGCAAAAATAAACGCCGGGGCTTAGCTCCCGGCTTTTTTTTTGTCTAGCTTTGTGGCTTTAAAACCTTCATTTTATGGCCTACGATTATCCCGAAGAATTAACGGAGCGGATGCACTCCACTTTTGTTGTCGATAAAGAAACCGAAATCAAGCACCGCGTTTGGGCTGCTGCCAGCATGGTTTATTGGAATGAGTACCCGCTGGAGGATGCGCTCCGCCTTAGTCAGGTGTCTCTTTCCGACTTTGAAAAATACGAGAAGACGTGGCCTGTGTCCCCTCTTTGATTTTACTATTTCCGCCTTGAGATGTACTCTTCGAATACTTGCCGCTGATCTGGTTTGGTTAAGTCTAAGTGTCCGAACCAATGCTTATTTAAGAGCGGCGTCTTTGCTCCGGGCATTCCTGAGACCTTGTGCATGTCGATCAACTTCCCGTCGTTTTTGTTCAGGTACGCGTCGATGTCGTCGAGTTCTTTGTTCATTATGGCGACGGTTGTTGGTGGTAGTTTTTGTTTTGCTCTTCGCTCATTTTCCGATTTCAGCATCTGCGTTGGGTAGTTGTAAATATCTGACCTTCGTTTTGTGAAAAAGCCCTTTATTTTGCTGTTTTGGTCTTTGTTGGCAGTGAATCCGTAACGTCCCCACGCGTAACTTCCGACGTCGATGTTTGCGTGTACTTCGAGCCTTTCGAATCCTCCGTTTTTATATTGGGTGTAAAGCGATGAAAATAATTCTTTTGTCAGGTTTTTTCCTTGTAGTTCGTCTGGTACCGTCAAGTATTCATGGCTAACTGTTTTCTGCGTGTGTCCTTTGACGCCTTTGGGTATAAATTGCCGTTGTAGGATGAATTCTGTATCTCCGTTTCCAGCCCTATGTCCTCTAATTTCCATTTTTATTTTTTCTCCCCATCCGCCTACTACTTCCTTGCTTGTCAGTGTTATTCCATATTTTTTGGAGAGAGCTTCTATTTCCTCGTTTAATTTCAATAAATCAAAACTTTCCATGTTCTGGTTCCATTCATCATCCGTAATAGATATTTTAAAATATTTTTTTTCTAACTCTTTTCTGGTTGCGTCGTTCATTGCAAACGTCCCACGTTTTGCCGCGGCCATCGATTCCGCCATCAGTCTTGCATTTTCGACGGTGATGGCGTTAGATAACTCGCTTGTCCTGTATTTTAGAACGTCCGCTCCGTGACCCATTGTAACGGAGTAGTTAAGTTCGGAGTAAGCCGTTGGTTTAAATCCCATCTTGTCCGCCTGTTTCATTACTCGTTTTGCGTCTTCAATCGCCCATTTTAAAACTCTGGCGTCCGCTTCGGTTTTCTCTGTTGATGTCTGTTTCGACCAATCAATGACTCCGCCCGTCAATCTTACAGCCTCCCTTTCAGCAAGGATGGCGGCGTCCTGTTGCTCGACAATTCCAGCGGCCTGTGTTCGTGCGGCGGCTCGCTCTGCCATTGAGATTCGCTGTTGAGCGGCGCTTGCTTCGGCTGCGAGCTGGGCTTCTGTCTGGACGGCGGCGGTTCCTGTTCTGGCTGCCAAGGCTTCTGCTTCCCTGACTCGCCTCTTTTCTTTGGCGATCTGTCTGGTCAGCTTTTGTGTTACTGTTGCGATTTCGTTGGTGTCTGTCGATGTTGCTATCGCGACGACCGTTGCGTCAAGTTCCGGGGTTGCAATTCCCAGCCTCCTTGCTTCGTCTACTTTGCGCTGTGAGTATCTTTTATACTCTGCGACCTGTTGTTCGTGGAGTGTTCGCGTTGCGGCCTCCCTTGGTGTTTCGTTCGATGGGATGGTGCTCTGAATGACCGCCTGTTCAACTCTTTGAACGGAGGCAGCGGCTTCGCGTTCCATCCGTTGCAGGTTGGATCGCGTGTTTACGACGTCGATTCTCGCCTGTCTTGCAGTTCGCCTCTGATCGTTAGGTGGGTAGTTTGCAGCCCTCATTCTTGCGGCTTCATAATCAGTGCTGGCTTGTTCAATCGTGTATCGTGTTGGGGTAGGCGCTGGTATTGGTGTTGGTGCTGGTGGCGCTGGGGCTGGTTGACTGAAAAGGTCAGGCGGCGCGGTTGCGGGTGTCGCTCTGGTTGCTCTTTGGTTTCTGAGAATTGTGGCCTGAACGCTGGCAGGTACAACTGGAGGCGCTGTTGGTGGCGTGGCGTCAAACCGTAGGCCATTGTCTATTTTCCCGCCGTCGTAATTGTCCCGGATGAAATATGGCGCGGATGCTCCGTTCTGGTACCTGTCTCTGTTTGCTGTGATCCATCGGTCGAAATTGTCAGGCATTTGGTTTATGGACAGGACGCTTTCGCCGTCTGTCGGAATTCCCGCGAGAATCTTTTCGGTGTCCGCTGCCAGTTCGTCTGGTGTCTTCATTATGAACGTCATGGGGCAATAACAATGCGTGTGCCATCCTGTGTACTTGAATTCTTTAGGGTAGCGCCCTTTCAACGTGTCACAAATGTCTGTCTTTGGGTGGCTTTTTGAAAGGTCGATTTTTACTCCAACCACAAAGTCAAATTGCTGCGATCTTATGTGGTCAGCTGTCCTGTAGGCCATATTTACTTCGGTTCGCGCTAATCGTTGCGCGTTCTTGTAACTCGATCTATAAACGCCGCGTCCCGGATGGTAGCCGGGCTTTTCCACTTTCCAGGTTTTGGCTCCGGTAGCTGGGTCGATGTATTGGCGGCGCTGTTGCTTTATCATTATTTTGTTACCGTTCCGGTCTAGGACTGGATTCCCGTCCGCGTCCCGGAGGTACATTTGGAAGCGCCTGTACACCCGGTCTGGTTCCTTCAGGAATTGTCGCAGGTCTCTGGCAATCTCCGCCGCTGGTTTCCCGTTTCGTATTCCGTCATCGAGTCCCATCTCGATCTCTGTTTTGAATTGGTTTGTGTAATTCCACACCCGGTCGGAAAGTTTGAGCCCGTCCGTCTTGCGCTCCAAAAATGCCGCGCGAGCGCCTTCGTTGTTGTTGAATAATTTCTTTACGGTTGGCAATTCCTTGACGGCGGCTGGCAATGCTGCAAACAAATCAAGCTGAACGGGAGCGGCTCCGTTGGTTGATGGTTGCGCCGGGGCTGGTGTGTGAAGTCCCAGCGCCCATTTTGCGAGTGCGTCGTTTTTCATGTTGGCTTGCTCCCATGCTATCTTCGACCCGGTGGTGATTACCGTTTGAACTCTTTGAGCCAGCGCTTTGTTCATGGCGTCGACCCTCGCCTTTGTGGATGTGTAATCGTTCCAGTTGAATGGTTTATCCGGGTTAAAATCGGTAACTGAAGCGCCAATGTCAGCGGCTTCGCGTACCGACGCTGCATAGATTTTATCAAGCGCTTTTTTTATTTCTTCTTGTCTGACTTGGTGTTCCAGTTCCCAATTTCTAGGCTCCATAACTTACTCTTTTAATTTTATCCATTTATCGTTCGCGGTTCGCCCGACGAGAATCGCCTTTCTTTTGAATAAAGCGTTCAGCGCCCGGCTCACTTCCTGTTCTATTTCCATTCGGGTGACCAGCAGCGGCGCTTGGGATGCTTCGCTCTTCTGGTTTATTATTTCCCGAATGGTCTCTAGTAATGCTTCTTCCATTTTGCTTAAAATGTAGGGTTCGAGTTTGCTATTGCAGCTTCTGCGTCGATTTGGCGCAGCGTCTCTTCTGGGTTGTCGCTCCATCCAAGGTTTTTTATTCCTTCGAGCTGGCTCATGATTGCCTTCCCTCCTGTCGCAGAGATTAGGTTTGTGATGGTGTCTTTGTCATCTGTAACGGCGTAAGGAGTTATAACCGTTTCAACTTCTAGGCTGTCGATGTCGGCGTGTTGCTTTTCCGGCAGGATAGTTTTTAAAAATGCTTTTATGACGTTGGTTTCCCGGTCGAGTGCTTCCAGCCAGCGTCCGCTTTCGTCTGTTACTTTTAGCTGGCAATCTATAAACATCATTTTTCTGGCTTCGCCGCTCATGGGTGTGCTCTTCATACTCTCATAGCTCATGTCTGGGAGTTGTAATTGAGTAAAAAACGCTTTATAAAGGCTTTCGTGGTGAAACTTCAAACTCTCGACCGCTTGCTGCCATGTCACGTAATTGGCGGAGCTCCCTTGCGGGTACTGGACAACCAGCCGGGAGTCATCGTTCTTTTCGTCTCCTACTTTAATTTTCCCGTCAGCGAAAATGGCAAAGATTGGCTTGCTGTTTTTTCGCAGGTAGTTTCCGTTCCGGCTCAGCGACCATTCCAATTCAAACACGTTATTGCTCGTGTCCTCCCAGATTGGTGTTGGTCTGGTGATGTAAACTGCTGGTATTTTTCCGATCGTTGTCGTTTCTCTTATTTGCTCCACCCATTTTCCGCCCTCGACCGTCCATCGGATGTGTTCTGTTGCGGTGTAAGTGTCGAAATATTGCGTAGTTGCTCCGGCTTCGTAGCGCGTGTAATCAAAGGAGAGCGCCTTCAAATCGTCGTACTCATCAAAAAGCGGGTACAGGCTGTCTCCGTTCATTGGGCTGTAATTCTTGCACCTCAATTTGAGAGCGCTGTCGATTCCGTATAGGTTGTTCTTTTCTTCGACCGCGTACCAAAGCGTGACCACCTCGCATCCTGCAAAAAGCATTTTCCCACGCTCCGTGTTTAGGCTGTTGATCCGGTTGCGCTTGTATACTTTCTCAATTATTTTGGCGATTGCTTTTTCGCCCTCCGTTTCGCTGTTATAAATTCTTTTGACCGGAATTCCGAACGCGAGCTCTGTCATCCTTTTGGCTGCAAGGCGTTGCAGGTCGATGGTTATTCGCGTCACCTTTTCGATTCCGGTCTTCGTCACTTTATCCGTGTAGGACGGGTCTGTCATTATTGGGTGTTTCTTCGGGTTGTACTCTTTTTCGAGGTCGCTCCATCCCGGAACAACGACCGACTTTTGCTTCAGGTCTGTGATTATCGATTCGGCGTCCCGCGTGGCGGCTGTTAATTCTGTGATGTCTTTCATGGTGTGGGTGTTTGTTAATAAGCGATTTCTTCCAATTCGTTTAACTCTTCGACTGTTGTCGTTTGTCCGTATTTTTCGACGATTCCGGTTGTGGCGTCTGGGGCATCGTCGTTTTTGTTTTTTCCTTCCTTCCTGTACCCGGTCATGTCCCGGTGGTACTCCGGCCACATTTTGTCCCAGCCGATCGGGTAGTGGATCATGTTCTGGACTTCTGCTGATTTGCTGAAAATGCGGACGGCCTTGTTGTCGCTCTGGGTGAAGGTGTCTATTGTTGTTGTGAAATTGTGCGCGATCCGGAGTTGCGATTCAACGTTCCGGGCAAATCCCCGGCCTCCGTTGTTGCTTTCAATGTTCGCCGTCTGGGTGCTGTTTCTTGTCAGCATCTCTGCTGTCATTGGCTCCGTGTACTCCATCGGTTTTTTCGTGTAGAGGACGTCTGTTATAAAGCAGCCGATTTCCGTTTCATCGTAGCAAATTGAGCACAGGTAATCCGTTCCGGTGTCGGCGGTGTCCGTGTAATTCTTCCGCTCCGACCGCTTGGTTGTTGGTATTTTCTCGTAAATTTTGAACTTCGAGTACATTAATCCCTCGATTGGTTTCGGGTCTTGCATGTACTGGGTGTCAAAAACGTAGGAGTTGGCGCTCCGTATTTTATAAAGTTCTTCCAGTGTGTGCTTATGTGGCCAGAGTGGTGTTTCATTCCCTTGTTCGTCTGTCTCTATGCAGGGCATTGACAAAACCCGCCATTCTCCCGGTTCGATCTCCTGCAGGTAACCACAAAGGTCATGCTCGTGGAGCCGCTGCATGATTATGACGATCGGCGTGTGTCTGCTGTTCACCCGGTTGCGGATGGTGTTTTCGAATCGTTGGTTTACCCGCTCGCGGACGGTATCGCTTAGCGCGTCCTCTGGTTTTATCGGGTCATCGATTATTATGGCGCCAGCGAAATCGGCGCCCGGCCTCCCGGAGTTGTATTTGTCGAGCTCTTCCTCTTCCACCTCCCCGGCTCCGAATCCCGTAACTTGTCCCTGTGTGCTCACCGCGTAGAGTCCTCCGCCCTTTTCAGTGTTCCATTTTGTGCCGCTGATCCGGTTGCTGGCCAGCTTCGATTTGGGAAACAAATTTTTATAAATGGTTTCCTGCATGATCTCCTGAATCGCGCGGCTGTTATCCGTGACCAGCGCGTCGCTGTACGAAAGGTGGATGAATTTACAGGCGGAGTTTATGGCGAACGCCCAGCTTATGAAGCTTTTCACCACAATTTCGGTCTTGCTGTAGCGTGGTGCAATGTTGATTATTAGCTTGCTGCATTTCCCGTCGACGACGTCTTGCAGGGCTTCAAAAATTTGGAGGTGATGTTTGTTGGTGATGAATCCCTTTTTGAATTGCGCGCTGAAAAGCACCTGAGTGTACTCCTTCAGGTTTGCTCTCAAAAGTAGGGAGGCTTCCATCGATGCGCTTTTTATTTTGCGCCGCATTTCAGGTCGCTTAGCAGTTTTTCAAAATCTCGGCGGCTCATGGCTTCGTCAGGGATTAGCTGCACTCCCTTGGCGCCTGTCAGTTCCATTGGTGTGGTTGCCTTCCCGTAGACCCGGTCAAATATTCGGTCGATGGTGTCAGTCTTCCCGTTCTGAACGTCCGTTATTATTGCGCGAATCTGGCAAGCGACCGAGAATGGTAGTTCCGGGTTGCGCAGCATGGTTTCGATCTCTCCTTTGGTGCACCCTAATATGTAGGCCATCAATTTAAAAATGTCTTCCTTTCCTACGCTCCGGGTTTCGTCCTCGACTTTGAACGCTGAAAACAATAAATTCATCCGGGACGGCTTCCTTCCGTTTTTCGATGGTTGGTTGGTTTTGGAGAATCGGTTTCCTAATTTGTTTCCCTTTTTGAGCGGCATGTTGTTTGTGTCTTGTTTTTAGATGGCGAGTTCGCCGTTTATAAAAATCTCGATCCCTCCGTCGAGCGCGGTCATTCTGTCGACGATGACTTGGCAATACTTGTTGTCCATTTCCATAACGTATGCGTTGCGTCCGAGCTGGTGGCAGGCTACCATCGTGGTTCCGCTCCCTGCAAAAAGATCAAGAACAACTTGTCCTACTTTGCTGCTGTTTCTGATTGCTCTGGCAATAAGGCGAACGGGTTTCATGGTCGGGTGTTCGGCGTTGCGCTGGGGCTTGTTTTCGTGGATGACGCTGGTGCTGGTTTTGTCCGAGAATATCTCTTCCAGCATGGTTATCATTTCCGGCTTGGTCAGTTTCCGGATGTCGACCTTGTCTTCGTACACTGTAGTGTTGGTTCGGTCATCAATAAAAAAATGTGAGGCGCCGTCCTTCCATCCGTACAGGCATGGTTCGTGTTTCCACTGGTAGTCCTGTCTGCCCATGACCATCTGGTTTTTTACCCAAATCAAGCACTGGCGGATTTGCCATCCTGCTTCTTTCACCGCCGCTCTGAAATTAAACCCTTCGCTGTCTGCGTGCCAAATGTAAAACGCAGCGCCTTTGTTCATTGCGTTGTTCATCTGGGTAAATGCCGCGACCAAGAACTTTCTGAAGTTGGCGTCACTCATGCTGTCATTCATGATCGTGAGTGCCTCTTTGGTTCCGCCTGTGTACGCGACATTGTAAGGTGGGTCTGTAACCGACAAATTGGCAGAGTGTCCGTTCATTAAAACTTGGACGTCTTCGGCCTTGGTGCTGTCTCCGCAGACCAGTCGGTGTGTGAGGCTCCCTTTCTTAAATTCGATCACGTCCCCGGTTTTTATGTCGGTTTGGATTTCGTCTTTTTCGGGCACCTCAAAGTCATCCTCTTCCGCCTCGACTTCACTGCCATCGTCAATCGCGAATGGTTCCACTTTTATCCCGGCAGCGTTGGCGTCTTCCAGTGTGAAGTTTGCCCAGAATTCTGACCAATCCCATTCTCCGGCAGAGCCGTTGTCCTTCAACATGAAGGCTTTCAGTTTGGCGACCGGGGTTTCCGCTGGTAGCGTCTCGCAGGTGACCTCTTTTAATCCTGCTTTGCGGCATGCCTCGCTTCGCATGTTTCCGCCGATGGTCACGAATCGCCCATTGTAAGGAAAAACAAGGAGACCCCGGTGTTCGAGTAGTTCCGGGTCTTCTTGGATTGATTTGACCAGCCTGTCGAACTCGGTATCTTTTATGAGCCGGGGGTTCGCCGGGAGTCCTTCGATTTGTCCTTTGTTCCTGTCGATCAGCGACAATGAAATAATTTGTTTCATTTTTTATTTTAAAATGGTGTGTCCATCCCGGCGTGGTGTTTGACGTATGGCTGGCTTCCTTTTCTTACTGCTGCTTGTGTTTTTTTTATTCTCCAAGCCTGAATATTTGCTTTTTTTGTGGGGCTGTCCGCTCCGCCTGTCTTGCGTCCCATATCATGTAAAGTTTTTAGTGGTGATTAAATCCCAGAGCGGTTTCACTCTGATTGCTTTGTTTATTGTTTTATATTTTTCAATAATTCGGTTTTGGTATTCGTCGTAAAAATCAAAAAGTTCGGGGTTGTCTTCAATCGTGAATTGTTCGACGTTGTTGGAGCTGCGAAGGTTCGCGCTTCCGTGGATGACCATTTTCTTTCCGCCTAGGGTGTCGAAAATAACCGTTTTTGTGTGCGCTCCGCAGACCGCAAGCTGAAACCGTCCCTCAATGTCTAGGGTTTGATAAATGTATGGGATTAGCGTGTGGCGTTCGTGACTGAAGAAAAAGTGTGAAACAATGAGGTTGAGTTCGTCCACGTACCCGTCTGTCAGTAAATTGGCGAGGCTGTCGACGTTGTCTTGGTTCATTGAAAGCGTGGTTATGGTCATTCGCTTTATCTTCACATTGTGCGTGGTGACGTAGGCTTCGATGAAGTCTCCAAAAATGAAAGCGCCAGCGACGATGACGTTCGCCCTTCCGCCTGGCGGGAGCCGTAGCTCTTTCGCGAGCGCGATGGCGTTGCTGTACTTGATATTTTGCTCTGGGATGTCCCGGTATAAAACAGGTTTTTGGTATCGCGTTTCTTCGGGATGCGGGTCTTCGATTCCTTCAAACTCGAAATCGTCAATACTGAATTCCGAGTCGAAATCCGGTATTTCAAAATCGAGCCCGAGTTCGGCTCCCTCTTCTTTGTCTTCTTTTGTGTTCATCGTGTGTGTTGTGTTTATGCAAAAATAACTTAAAGGTGATTGCCATCCAATCACTTTTATTTTAAAAAAATTTCGGGTTACTGTGGCGGGTGTTTACCAGCTACAAATAAATAGTTATTGTCCTGTCGGGTGTTTTCCCATGCTTATTTTATAACCCAGCCTCATGAGCTCTAGCTGGGTCTCTTGGGATGGCGGCGCCTCAAAAAACGGGAGCTGAACGCGTCCTTGGCTTGCTTCAAATTTTATGCGTTCAATCACTTGGTGCGTTGTGAGCTGGTTGATCTCGCTTTCTCTTCTTGCTTCCTCCGCTGTCATGGTTTATTCCTCCTTGTTTTTGAATCCGATAAACTTCCCGCTTGCGTTCAATCCTCTGCTTCTTAGCTCCTTGTACGCTAGCTGTTGTGCGCTCACTTCTCCGCTTGCGATCTTGACCAGCAGGTCTGTGTATGTCAGTCGAAACGTGAAGTCTGGATTCATTTCGTCAGCGTGGCGTTTTTCCGCGTGTGCTCTTTTTAACTCGTCGATTGTTTTTGGCATGGCTATCTTGTTTTTAGTATTCCTGTTGTATTTGGCTGATAAATCTCGACCTCTTCCAGTCGGTAGTTTTTGTCGCTGCTTCCAAACTCCTGAAGCATGGAGAGGTCGTTTTCTGCCTGTTCGTAGTGCTGGTCTCCGAAGGCGCGGATCAGCTTCGTTGCTGATTTGTCGTCGTAAGTAAAAAGTAAAATTTTGGCTTTCATGCTTTTGTTGTTTCTGTGGGCTTTTAAATCAATTCTGATCTATGGATCGGGCATCCCGTCCGTAGCTTTTTCAAATCTTTGCGTTTTGCTTCGCAGTATCTTCCGACTTCGCCGTCGACGTTCGGTGAGAAATGGTCGCAGGTGATGCAGCTCTTTGTCGCCGGGTTGTAAAAGCACCGCGCCTCGTGTTTTTTTATGAGGTGTTTTGTTTTCAGGTATTTGACGCAATGATCGCACTGGTAGGCTTTTATTTCCTTCATCGCCCTGTCTTTTTTTGTTCCGCCTCTTCTAGTGTTATTTCCGGGATCATTCTGTTATGAATTTTAGGTTTTTTGGCAGCACTTGTTCGATCGTCCCGTTGGCCAGTTCGACCAGCGCGACCGTGTAATTTCCGGCTCCGTTTTCAAACTCTTCATAAGCTGGCGCCCATTGATGAAAAAGCCCGTCTGTTGAGAATTCCGTTTCGAAGCATCCCGTCCCGGTTTGTGCGACAATAAACGCTCGGTTGTCCGGGTGTGTTGTATTTATGCGAGGAATCCAATTTTTTATTTTTACTTTTCTCATCGCTCTGTTGCTGTTAGTTGTTTGTGAATTTGCGCTTTTTTTATGCTGTCGGCCATCTCTGCGATGCGGCGCAGTTTCGCTTTTTCTTCCGGGGTCATTTCACTAATGTCCGTTGTTGTTCCTTCCGGGTGGTAGATTCTGTTTTTCTGAACGAAGGCGTGATAAAATATTTCATACTCTTCCTTCAGGAGCTTTCTATAAATTTCGTACTTCAGCTCGGCTTCGACCCTTTCGGCGACGGTCATCATGTAGCCGACTCGCTTGGTGTTTCCGTTCGCCGGGACGGTGTAGCTGCTTTCTTTTGTAACCGATCCAATTACTTGGTGGAGGAGGTTTTCTTCGTTTGCTGTCCTGTAGGAAAAATAGCAGCGGTTTTTTTCTTCGCCTTCTATGTCCTCAATGGTCAGTCCGCTTTTTTTTAGAATTCTTTCGAGCGCTTTTTGTGCCGCGTCCCGTTCGCCGTCGATGCCTTTCTCCGCCAGCTCTCTTACTTTTCTTGCTAAGTCTATTAACTTTATTGTCATTGCGTTGTGTTTTATTTCTCCATTGATTTGACGCCCATCAAAAAGGCTATGTTTATTATTTTCTCTAGGTTCCAGACTGCTACGTCATAAAAGTCTAGGCTGTCTGAATTTCTAACTTCTAGGGTTGGGACGTTTATCGTTTTGGCGATGGCTTCGGCGATCGTCCTCATTTCCTCCGGGGTGATGGCTTGTTTTTTTGGCATGGCTTTAGTTCTCATCCGTTTCGTTTTCTTCGCCCCATCCCAGCGCGATCGCTGCATCTTGCGGGAGGTAGCCGATCTGGTCTCCTTCGCTTAGGTAGGCGATTGCCTCTTCGCCCTCTTCGGTGACGACCAGTCCGCCGATGCTCCATTCAAATGGCCAGCTTGGTTGGCTTGCGATCCGGATCTCGGTGCCTGGCTGCAGTTGTTTCAATTCTTCAATCAGTTGTGATGCTGTCATTGTGTGGCTTATAAAAAATTTAAAATACAAAGTTCGTTTTCGTTGCTCTCCAAAATATCGACCAGCCTGTTGCTTTTTTTTCGGGGCTGCTCCGCCGGGGCTGGTGTCGCATCCGGGTTGATGATGTTTTTTTCGTTCCCGGTCAGCAGCATTTCGCAGAGGCGCTTGCTTCTCCAAACGGTAGCTATTGGCGCCAGCTTTGCTTCCCTGTCCCCGGCGATGCTTTTAACCTCGTAGTTTCCCATCAAATCCTGACAAAACATGCGGTAGGTTCCTTGGTTTCCCCATGTCCCGATTAGGAAGTTGTCGCGGTTCGTGCACTCGCTGATCTTGCATTCTACTAGGTTGGTGGTGTCTTTGTAAAAATCGCCCATGTCGCTTGTTTTTTATTTCGTTTCTGTGGCGGCTAAAATCGCAGCCAGTTTGCGTTTTTTCAGTCCCCGGCGGTAGCTTCCGGTTCCTCCCCAGAATCCGGTGGCTTTTATTTGCGCGATCTGGTCGTGGTCTAGGTCTGCGATTTCGAGTGTCAGTTTCTCGATTTGGGCTGCTCTCTTTTCTTCGGGTGTGTGGTGTAGTGCCATTTTCGTTGCGTTGTTGTTGTTAATTGTCCTTAAATGTAATCATCAAACAGTTCACCTGCAAGCGTTTGTATGTTTATTTTCATAAAAACCGGGGGTTAAATCCCGGCCTTTTTTAGCAGTTCCACGTTGTCTTCGTAGCTCAGCGTTATCCCGGAGAGCAGTCTGGCTCTGGTGACTTCGCTCCAAGTGAAAAAGTCGACCGGGCTGGTGGCTTCTCCGTTGTTCCAATCCCGGACGAGCCTGTCGAGGATGCATTCGAGCTGTAAATTCCGCCCGGCGAGTTCTTTTTCTAACTTGGCGACCCGTTGGTTCTGGCTGTTCAGTTTTTCTTGCAGCTCGTTCGCCTCTTTGATTTTCTCCTGTGTCACGGTTTCAAAATATTTCACTTTGGTGGCGAACTCGACCGGAAAGTCGTTTTTTATGTTGGTGCACATTTGGTGTGCGTCCGTTCCGAAATATTCCGACCAATAGCCTTTTCCCTCTTCTAGTTTCTCGATGAGCGCGATCTCTTCGGCCTTGCTCAGTTCGGTGTTTTTCTTTGCTGTTGTCATGGTGCTTTATTTATTACCTAATTTTTCGTTTAGTTTTTCCGAAATCGCGGGAGCGTTGTTGGTGATGAAACCGTCCCAATGTGCGAGCACCCGGTCATCTGGGAATTGTTCGGCTGTGGTGATTTGGTGGTACCCGGTTTTGTTCGATGTCATTCCCCAGATGTATCTGGGAGGCGCTCCCTTATCTTTCTTTTTTGTCCGTGTAAGAGTGCAGGTTGTCCCGTCTAAAAAAACGACCTGACTCGTTGTTTGTGGGGTGTTAAGGACGTTAGGCAGCTTCTCTGTGAATTTTTTTGCGGCTTCCTTATTTGATAGAAAAGTGATCATGGCTTATCGTGTTAATTGTGAGAATTCTATTTCAAAAATATTGACCTCCAGCTGGTAGGTTTCGCCGTTGTGCGCTTTTGGCAGGTTGTTTTTAAACCTCCAGAAGTTGGCGGGGGCTGTCTCAATAAATTTGAGCAGGTCGATTGGTGCTCCGTGTCCGCCTCCGCTGCATGAAAAGTCCCCGTCATGGAGGTAGGGAGTGTACCCGGTCATGAATCCGACCCGGTTCCCTATGTTTGTGACCACTCCTTCGTTCCGGTGTTCGGTCACGTAAAGGTCTTTAAAACTGTAGTCTTCCGGGATGTTATTTATCCGGATTCGGTCACCTCTCTTTGGGGTTGGTGTTGTTGTTGTTGTCATTATGTTGTGGTGTTTTGCGCCCGGTGGTTGGCCGGGCTGGTTATTTTTATTCTTTTATATTTCTAAGGCTATCCTCCCAGACCTCTTCGGTTCCGACGCAAATCATGAGGTTTGGCTCTCCGCACCATTCTTGCACCGAGTACCCGGTTATTTTTTGGGCTGGCATCATTTCGGCCTTTTGTCCGCATTTTGAAATCTGGGTTAAAATGGTCGATTGGGCTGTTTTCCCGATCAAGCTGTTCCCGTAGGTTGCTAATTGGCTCGCTTCTGTCTGGTAGAGGATGCTTCGTTTCTCGGTGCTGTTGTAGTCTGTCATGGGGTCTCTTTGTTTTTGTTTCTCAAATATAACATTTAAAGCGCACACCTGCAAGTATTTAGCCATTTTAAATCACACTTTATTTAAAAAATTTGCAATAAAACGGTCGTGTATTTCTTGAGCTTCGTCTTTCTTTATTCGCTCCGCGTGGCAGTCGATGTGCTTTTCGTCGGTGAGCGCCATCAAATTCCGGATCACGTTTTTCCCTTTTCCCCGGCCTCTGACGTGGTGGATGTCGTTTGCTGGCTGGCCTGTTATTTCGCAGACCACGTCTTCCTGAATCTGGTACCCGAAGAATTCCATGTAAACCCGGATGTGTTCCGGGATGCTGTGTGGTAGGCTACTCATTTGTAAAAACTTTGACCGGGTTCGTTGCTTGTCTCAAAAGGTCAAACGTTGCTTTTGTGAAAAGGTCATGTGAGGCAAACCGGAAAAGGCGCCAGCCGAGCAGCGCGGCTTGGTTGTACTTCTCGATGTCTCCTAGGAAACCTTGCGGCGTGGTGTGGCGTCCGCCCGTCCAGACTCCGCCTTCTTTCTCGACGGCGATCTTCAATTCCGGGATGGCGTAGTCAAAACGCCACTTTCGCGTTGGATGAAACAAAAACTCTCTTTCTGGTAGTATTCCGGTCTGGGATTTTAAAGCAAGGCAGAAAGCGTCCGTCTTTGGTTGCTTTCCGCTTGTTTTTGGCCTCTTCACCCTCTCGGTGGTGTCTTTGGGTGTTCTTGTCGTCATTCGTCCTTTTTTGGGCTTTTATGTGGAGTTTCTCCGTAGATGCATTCCGGGCAGAGTTCTCCAAATCGTTTCAAAAATGCCGCGCAGCTGGTTTTGTCTTCGTAGAGGAGGCATTTGTGCTCTTCGTGGATCGCTTCCGCTTCTGATTCTTCTTCGCACTCTTCTTCGCACTCTTCTTCGATCATTTTTATTTTTGCGGCCATCACGCCGATTATAATTCCGGCCATAAAAATTATAAAAACGACGGCTAATATTCCAATAAAACCGAGTACTGCGCCAATCTTCAAAATGTATGTGTTTATGTCATTCATGGGTTCTGTGGTGTTAAAATTCTATGAATGAAAAGTGTGGGAGCTTCACCCATCCTGCGACCGTTGTTTCGACCAGAGCGCCGGGGCTGGTGTGCGGGTCATCTATGTTGGCGTAACCATCGCACTCAAGCATCAGCGGGATGCAGATTCTCATTGCTTCGTGCCAAGGCGTCGCTGGCGTCACGTGGTCGATTGGCCTTACCGCTGTGTATCCGTAACTTTCGACGATGTCCCTTGCCCGGTCGTACTTTGCTTTCACCACCTCCGCCGGGAGACCGCTAACTTTGGCGACGAGGTAGATTCTCTTGTTTTTGTTCATGGTGCTTTTTATTTTGTGTTTCCAATTGTTGGGAGGTGGAGACCGGGTTTCTCCCAGCCTCCTTTCTTCCGCTCTTCTGTCACGGCGATTTTGTGGTTTACAATGTTCAGCTCCCTGTAAGCGTCGGTGTCAAATCCTAACTCTAACTTTTTTGTGAGTGTCGTTTGTGTTGCTCTCAAACCGACCAGCTTTTCGCTCATCGTGTTCGCGTGTTTTGGTTTCGGGATGTACTTCATGGTCATGGCTTCGCTGGTTTAAAATGGTAAATCGTCGCCTTTGCTACTGTCGTCCGGCTTCGCTTTTTGTGCCGCGCCTGTGGCGTTTCCGTAGGTTTGCTCCGCTGGGGCTTGGTGGTGTGGGGAGTTGGTGTCGTTCGCGTCCCTTTTCCCTCCGAGCATCTTCATCGTGTCGATCACAATGTCGGTGCTGTAACGCTTGACGCCATCCTTGTCTTCGTAGCTCCGTGTCTTCATTTTTCCTTCCACGTAGACCAGCTGGCCTTTCTTCACGTACTTTTCGATTATTTCGGCCAGCTTCCTCCAAGCTACGCAGTTGATCCATTCTGTGGAGGTCTGCTTGTCTCCGTTTTTGTCTGTCCAATTTTCGGAGCATCCGATTCTGAAATTGGCGACGGTGTCGTTTCCGGCTGTTTTGACCTCTGGGTCTGCGGCGCAGTGTCCGATGAAAATGCATTTATTGATCATGGTGGTGGTGTTTGTTATTCTAAAATTGAAAGTATTTTTTTGAGCTTTGATGTGCTTATGTGCGCCGCGTTTATCTCATCCCATCGGCGGAGCAGCTGTCTTCGTTCGTACTCGTCCTTCAGTCTGGTTGTCTCCAACCACCAGCTCTGTTCGTTGTCGCTGTGCGGCATGACGGCTCAGCTGGTACCCACGAATCGGTTGTAAGTTTTTCCGTCTGCCGTCCTTGCGTGGGTGGTTACAAACGCGACCCTCTTTCTGGTCAGCTCCCGGTTTACGCCTTTTTGCTGGTACTGGTAGATGTGGTCTCCTGCTTTTAACTCTGGCATGGCTAGTATTTTTTCCCGTGTTTGTGTGGGCGCGTCAGGTTGTAGGCTAGCTTTTCGCGGATGTGCCATTCGATGTCGATATTCTTAAACCCGGCGTAATCGAGCAAGCGGATGATGGCGTCGGTGATCTCATCCTCGTGCGTGTCCTTGATCCAAAATTCAAAATTCTCGGCGTCCCATTTTTCGCCTTTCCCGATTATTGCTTCGTACACTTCCCGGTTCGCTTTGTGGTTGTTTCTGTCTGCTTCCATCGCTTCGCTCAGCTCCGAAACTACCAGCATGAGTGCTGTTCCGGTTTCCGGGGTTGTGTTGTAAAATCCTTTTTCTTTAGCGGCGGCATGAATGCGCTTCGCTGCTTCGTTTAGTCCTTTGAGTAATTCTTTCATTTTGTTGTTGTTTCGAGTTCCTTTTTTTCGATTTCCGCTTTCTTGCTTTTCGCGTCTGCTTCTGTGATGAAGGCTCCAGCTAATTTCTGGAGTCTTCGTTGGCCGGGGTTCTCTTGCGTGACGTACCATCCATCCCAGAATTCTGTTACCTTCCTTTTCTTTTTTTCGCTCACGACTCTGTTGCGTGTTTGTTGTTCTTCGTTTCGACTGCCTCTTCCGGGGTAGTTGGTTTGTGGTACCATTTGGTTTCGGTTCCGCAGCAATACTTTTGTTTTTTTCCGCTGTTGCATTCGCACTTTGCGTTGCGGGTCTTTTTTACTGATTTCATGGCTAGTCCGTTTCCCGCGATGAAGTCTACCATCCTTGCTTCTCTGTTGCTCATTGTGTGGTGTTTAAAAATTACTTTCATTTTCTGGCTCCGTCTTTATGAACCAATTATTAATAATCTGATCGCTTTTTTTTGGTGCAATCGCGCAAAGTATTGCGGTGGTTATGGCTAGCCCGGCGGCGATAATCGCAAGGCCAAAAATTAAAAAAATCGTTTTCATTTCTTTTCTGGGTTTGGTGTTGTTTTAAAATATTGGTGAAGGGGACATGCGTTCTGTCTTGCTTTTATTTTCTGGTACCCGTTCCCGGTTTGCTTGCTCTTTCGTTCCCTGCAGTAAAAAAATGCCGCCGATCCGTATTGTTTGCGGATGCAGCTGTCGCATGTCTGGCACCGTATTTCGGATTTATGCTGCTGTAGCTCCGTCAGTGCTTGTTGTTCTTTTGCTGTGAATAGGGATTCCATTGGTTTTTATTGTCTTAGGCTTTTTCCTTTGAATTCAACCAATCTGCAAAGTCTGAATAATCGGTCGAGCGTCCGCTCTCCGTAGCGCGTCAGGATGTCTTCGTCTTTCATGTTGGTGGTTATGAAAAACGGCGCGATCCGGGTTTCGGCGGCGTCAATTATGACGTTAAACCCTTCGCTCTTTTCTCCGTAATTGTTGACCTGCGCTTCCACTCCCAGCTCATCGATTGAAATCGCCCACGCCCGGCTAATCGTCTCTGATTTGGTTGCGATTGTTTGGGCTGAGTGTGTTGTCAGTATTTTGTTGAATTCCGAAAAAAACAAAAGCGGCAGAACTCCGGTTAAAATTATCGACTTCCCGCGTCCGCAGTCCCCGGCCAGCATTAGCCCTTTTCCGTTGGTGTTCGTCATCCAATCGATGACGGCGTCGTATTCTGGCAGGTGGTGGTACTTGGTGATCGTTTCGTCAGCTGTTCTGAATGCTTCCTCAAACTTCACCCGGCATTCGGCTTTCGTTCCAAAGCTCCAATCTCTTTTTTTCCGCTGGGTCTCTATTCCGTGACCGGATCTCATGGCTTGCACCGCTTCGGCCATGCTTATTGCGTTTTTTTGTTTCATTGCGCTGGTTGTGCTTCTTGGTTTCTAAATTTCGCGAGGAGCGCTTGTTTTCTCTCTTCGTCTGGTTGCAGGATTTGTCCGACCCGGCCTTGGGGCTTTGCTTGTCCGTTCCTGTTGAAGTCCCGGCCAGCCCATGTTTTTAGTCGCAGGGGTGTCTCCCATGTTTTCTCGGTCTCCCAGCGCATCTTTGTTTTTGATTTGTTGAGCTCGCTCCAGTAGGTGTAAAATTTTTCGAGCATTTCGGCTGGGTGTGTCCCGGCGTACAAATCGACCAAGTCTCTGAAGTCTTTTTTCCTTTGGGTGGTGGCTGCGAGCGCAGCTTTTTTTTCCTCTTCTATTACTTCTTTACTTCTTATATTCTTACCTTCTTTAGTTGTTGTTATCTGTGTGTTACTTGCTTGTTCCGTCGATGTTTTTTGTGTGTTCTCTGCTTGTTGGTTGTCTTGATAATCGTCGTATTTACAAACTGTTAACCGTGTTGTTTTTTGTAGGCCTTCCGTGTTGATCATTGAGTCATCCTTCAACAAGTCGAAAAACGTCCGAGTGCGCTGAATTGTCCAGTTTTTACCAAATAATTTAGTCCAATTTCCAAGGCTCAAAATGGCCTGACCTCGTCCGCAGTCTATTATTTCGCCGTGAACAAGGACGCGCTTTGGTTCGTAGTTTACGGTCATTAAAATGGTCATCCATGCGTGGACGTACTGTGAGTTTTTCCATATCCAATGTTCTGTAATCCGGCGGTGTATCTTGATCCATCCTTCGTCTTTCATGGCTCCGTCGTTTTTTGGGTGGCGTTTTTAAGCTCACCGGGTAAGGGTGAAACGGCGGCAATGAGTCCGCTGGCCTCCTTTCGGGGGAGCCGTCCTTCCGGTGAGCGTAGAAATGTCTTTTGTGGTGTTCTCATGCTTTATTGTTTCGGGTGCAATATATAAAAAAAGTGATTGTCACGCAATCACTTTGCGCATTGATTGATTCTAAATAAAAAGCGTAATGTATTCGCTGTCATGCATTACGGCGGTTCCTCTCTTATTATTTCGACGGCGGCGGCTAGGAGCATCATCGCGGCCATCCCGTCTCCCTTTATTGACGGGAGCTCTAAGCAGCTAATTGTGGCCTCTAGGGTTTGTGTTTTCTCTGCCATCCTTACCTTCCGGATAATGGCCTTGTAAGGTGCGATTCGTTCCTCGAACTCGCTATTGAAAAACCGTTTAGCCGTGTCGCTGGCTTTGGTCAGCTTGGCTGTTAACTCCATTGTTAGTTCCATGGTTATTTTTCGTAAAAACCTATTTTGTGAAGTTCCCGGACGATCATTGCTTCGTGGTAGGCGTCGTCTGCTCCCCGGTGTTTTTCCGTGTACTCGAATCCCGGATAAAAAAAACTGAACGCTTCCTCGACCTTTGGCCATTTGTTTTTTCCGAACTTTCCGGGAATCTCGCAAATGTCAGTGCTTAGGAGCATGGGGCATGGTACCAGTCTGGGAAACTTCACGCCGCGGACGTGCAGAAATCCCATGTCGAAAACCCGATTAAAGGCGGTGGCGCCTCTGGTGTATCGGCTGGCCAGCTCCTGAAATTTTGCGACGACCTCTTCAAATGGTGGCGCGTTCCTTACCTCTTCCGGCGTCAGGTCGCTGTTGCTGAAAATCCAAGCATCCCGGTGTTTTGCTGTCAGGTGTTTTTCCCGGCACAGGCTGTTAAAAACACCGGTAATTATTCCGGTCTTCAGGTCGATTTCGGCGGCTCCAATCTCGACGATGCAATCCTTCACTTTGTCTAGTCCTGTGGTTTCGATATCGACCACTAATATTTTATTTTCCATCGGTTGTCTTTTTTGCTTTTACTAGTTTTTTAATGGCGATTTTCGCTCTCCTTCGTAAGTTGGCAGTCCGGGTGTCGCTTCCCGGTGTTTCGGTTAAAGCCACGAGCAGCCTTGATAGCTCCGCTCGTTGGCTGTTTGGTATGCTGAACATTTACAGGCTGTTTATTTGTGTCTGAGCCCACCTTTTAAAACCTTCAAATTTCAGGGCTATGTCCATCCCGGTCAGTTTTGCGGCTCCTGTTGTCAGGTCGTCTGGGAGCGTCAATTCTAGCGCCTCGATCAATGCTGTGAGTTTCTCTTTGTCCGGGGCTTTCGCTGCCAAAAGTGCCGCGGCTTTGCGTTCCTGTTCGATTTTCCCTTTTTCCCTTTCGGCGGCTATCTCTTTGCGCTCTCTTTCGTTTCTTGCAGCCAGTTCGTCACTTAGGCGTTTTTTCTCTTTGGCGTTGTTCGCTGCGAGTTGGTCACTCAGTCGCTTCACTTCTTTTTCTGCGTTTTGTCTGGCAGTCTCTGCAATATCAGCGAGGCGTTTTGCTTCGGCGTCATCGGCTTCTTTTTTCACCTTCGCTTCAGCGGCTTCCGCTTCTTTTTTTACTTTGTCGGCAGCGGCTTTTTCGTCGTGCTTGATCTGGATGGCATCTGTCAGTTTATTCCACTTTTCGTTGTCGTAGGTTATTATGTCGTGAGAATCTATAAAAAACCCGAGTCCGATGTGTGTTTGCTGCCAGTCGAAATTTAAACCCAGCCGGGTCAGTTGTCCGAGTCTGGTTGCGAGCTGGTCGGCGTTTGCTTTCAGTGCTGCAGATTCTGCTTTGAGTTTTTCGTTTTCCTGTTCGACCAAAAGTTGCGCGGCGGCTTCCTGCTCTGCGATTTGTTCCCGGAGGGTGGCGGCTTCCTGTTCTTCCCGGATTTTATTTTCGTGTGTCAGTTTCGCTCCCAGCAGGTAGTTGTTGAACTCTTCCTCTTCAAGGTAGGCAATCCCGCCGGGGATCGCGTTTGTGTATGGCGCCAGCTGGGTTCGTCTTTCGGCGTCCGTTGCTGCGATTCTCTCTGCCTCCAATTTCTCAAAGTGGTTTTCTATTTCGAGCAGCGCCTCTTCTTTTCCTTGGCTGGTGAAGGCTTGAGCGTTTTTCCAGCCGTCGATAAAACGTCCGCCAGCGAGGTAGTATTTTTTCGCTTTTTTGTGAATCTCCGACGTCCCGGTTCTGATTTTCACGTACCTGTTTCGGAGTTTTCCTGCTTCCTTGCAGGTGTCTTTTGTTATGGGCTTAGCTTTTAAAATATTAAACTCGATTTCGAGCGCTGCCATTTTTGCGATCATTGGCATGAATACGGCCTCGACCTGAAGGGCTTCTGTTGCTGCCAGTCCGTATTCGTTCGCGTCAACCATCACCAGCGCTGGGGTTGTTTCTGTTGTTTCTGTGACTTCGGTCACCTCTGTTACTTCAAGTACTTCTGTTGTGTCTGTGGTCATGTTGTTGTTGTTGTTGTTGTGATCCCCGGCTTTTTTTATTCCGGGGATCGGGTTTATTATTTCAGTAAAAATCGCCGGGAGCCGGGTTCTGTGGTGGTGAATTGTGCGGCTATGGCTGGGTAGGCGGCGGCTAGTGCTTTGGTGTTTATTTTCTCGCTATCCTTCGCTGTTTTCCAAGTGGCCAGTGTCTCTCCTAGGTAGGCGATCGTTTCGGCGTCTTTGAATTTCATTTTTATGGTTTCTTCTAGCCCTCCTTTTTTTTCCTCAAGCGCTTTGAGTTCCTTTTTTACTTCTTTCAAATCGCTGTAGGCTTTGGCGATGTCTTCGCCGACCTCCGCCAGTTTTCCCGGAGAATGCCGCGCGTACTTGATCAAAATGTCGGCGGCGTTTATCGCTTCGGGTTCCCGGTTTCCCAGAATGTTATCCACCCAGAATCGCTCGACGTCCTCTTTTATCACCTCAAAAAAATCGGGTACAAGGTTTATGTCGACGTAGTCGAAATCCCGCCCGGCGCAAAGCCACGCCAGTGATCCGGTTTGCGTCTCTGAAACTCCGAGTAAGTACTGAAGTTGAATAAACCACGTTTTCGGGATGTCGTCTCTGCTCACGTTCATCATCGTGGTTTTGCACTCTAGGATTCCTTTGTTGTCGTTGTTCCGCTTCATTTCTGGGAGCCAGTATGTGCGGTCGGGGCTTGCTCTAAAAAAAGGCTTTTCTGTGTTGACTGCGATCCAGTCAATGGCTGACGCTTTAATTATTTCTCGACCGCTCTCTTCACTCCAAAGCTGGGAGACGGCTCCTTCGAGCAGGTGGCCTAAGCGCATGGGCATGTTTTGCTCTAGTGGTGGGTCGAGCTTTTTTTTGCGTCGCCAGAGCTGGTATGGTGTCTGGTATGGGTTCATCGACAGGATGCTCGAAACCTCGGAGCTTCCGATCCCCTCTTCGCGGTGTTTGAGCCATTCTTCGTGGCTTGCTGGTCTGATGATTGTTGTTGCCATTTCGTGTGTTTTTTATTTGGTTTTTGTCCAGTTGTAGTCTTCGTCTAATTTCACCGTGTTCACCCAGAATGAGGTCTTCGTTTTATCCGGGCTATCTTCTATTTTCTTGATGCTGACTATGTACCTACCGGGTTTCGCATTCTCTATGTGGAGCGCCTTGGCTATTTGTTCGACCGCTCCCCGGTTGTTATAAATTCCAAAGGATGTTCTGTTTGTCCCGGATTTGGTTAGCTCAAACCCTTTGAGGTCAAAATAAAAATAAACCTCCCCGGTGATCGGGTTGACGATGACGTTAAAAAATCGGCGGTTTGTCTTTTCCGCCTCTTCTGAAACGGCAATGTTTATCGTCATTGTTTTTTTGTTCGCTGTCAGCATTATGCTGATTTCGTTTTCTTTGAGGTTGCGTCCTCTTCTGTTTGCTTTCGCCTCGTTCAGCGTGATTGGCGAGAATAAGTCCATTGTTGTTGTGCTCATTGCTGTTTTGTTTTTAAAACCCCGGTTTTTATTTATCCGGGGTTTTGGTTAAACTTTTTAGTTGTTTTTGGCTGCTGCTGTTCCCGGCGTGATCTCGCCTGTGGTGGTGTCTACCATTTCCTCGTATGTGATGTCCTCCGTTTTGATGCTTCCGTTTTCTCCGAAGTGTTCCGGTTTCAGGATGGCTTCGTCGGTGCTCATGGCGGTTTGAACGTCAATGTTTAATGGTAGGTAGGTGCTCAATTGTTTGAGCGCTTTCGCCTTCGACATTTTGTCGTAGTCTGTTGCCCATGCTCCGCTCGGCGCTCCCTTCTGGGAGGCGTTGCGCATCCTTAATCGCTCGACGTCTGATTTGCTTAAAACTATGAAGTTGTGACCTCCGTCTTGGAAGTGTGCGACCGCGTAGACGTGTGTCATGGCTTTTGAGCTGTCTAGCTTCGGTTTGTGGATCAGCTTTGGTTCGAGTCCGAACTCGCAGACGAATTCGTCACCCTCCCTGACCACTTCGGCGTAAATCATTTTTATTTGTGAGCTCCGGCGCGCTAGCTCAATATATCCCTTGTACCCGATCTGAAATTGGACGTCTTTTCCGTAGGGCACAAAATAGCAGTAACCCAGCGCATCGACGGGTGGAAAGCCTAGGATGCTCGCTTGCATCACCGCTCCGATTAGGCTGTTGGTGCTGCATGCTGCAATCTTCGGGTTTCTGTGGATTACCGTTGCGGCCATCTGGAGCACCCGTTCCGGTGTCAGGTGTTTGGGGAGGACGTTGGCGATCTGTCCTTTCATCCCGGACAAAAACTCGCCGATTTCGCTTTGCTTCAATCCTATAAGGTTCCCGGATGCTGCGACCCTCGCTTGTATGGTTGGTTTCGCGGTGGGGATTGCGACCGTTGTTCTCGGTGTTTCGGTTGCTGCTGCCATCGCTGCTGCCACTTTTTCTGCTGCTGTTTGTGGTGTTGCTGTGTTCATTCTGTTGTCGTTATTATGCCGAGTGGCTGGTTTTTACTGTTCAATTATTACTATTTCAGGGCTAATGGCTTTTATTCCGTCGAGGACGTTGTCAATCATCGAATCCCGGAAGGATTCGATTTGGTCGTTTGCGTCTGGTGAGACCAAGGTGCAGGTCAGGTCGTTTGGGTTGATGTAAACCTCGACGGCGATGGTGGTTTTCTTTTGTCCCTTAAATATTGGGAGGCAAAGGTTAAACCCTTCCGGGAGGTTGCTGTTTACTTTTTGCGCTTGGAGCTCCCTTTTGTCACCTCTGTTGTTGTCGCTCTTTTCTATCTCCGAGGCGATCTTCGCTTTAAAGTTTTGCAGTTCGGTTACCAGCTTCATGGCGGCTCCTTGGTTCTCGAAATGGGAGCGGTTCATCTTGAATAATTGCGCCATTTCTTGTGGTGTCTTGTAGTTCCCGTTGTTTATTCCAAACCTCACGAAGGCTGGGTGGAATTCTGCCTTTCCGGTGATGCTGTCTCCGAAGGCGTTTTTATCTTCCATATTCAGGGTGATGGTCAGCTTTTCCCGGTCTACCAAAATGTGCGCGTTCAGCGGTGCAATCTCGGAGGTTCTCTTTTCCAGCCAGCGCTGCGGCGCGTCGATGGTTCCTGTTATTCCGATGATATTTGGGTTCTGGATGACCGGGGCAGCTCCTTCGTAAATAAAAACGCGACCCTCTTCTTTTTCGATGTTGATTTTTAACATGTTGTTCATGGTGTAAAAAAATTAAAGTTTAAAAAATTAATTATTTGTTCCTGTTTGTAGCCATTTTATGGTGGCTTGGAATTCGTCGGGTCTCATTGGCCTTGCCTCTACCAGAATTCCTTCGCTGTTATAAAACCCGACCATGCTCTCGGTGTGGTCTGAAAACTTGAAGCAGTCTTCTGTCACAAATTCGGCTTTCTTTTTTATGTGTCCGAGTAGGTTTGTTTTGTGCTCTGTCAGTGGTTTAAGCTGATCTTTAAATGCTGACATCGCTTCCTTCTTTTCCTCTTCGATGTCGTTTATTTCTATTGAGACCGTAGCCAGCTGGTCTTTCATTTCGGCGATTTCTTCCGGGGTAAACCTTTTCATGTAACCGAGCTCTTCGCGCTTTTCGCAGTTGTCTCTTAGGAATTGTTCGAGCTCTACTCCTTTGTAACCTTGTCCTAGTACTTTATCCATATTATTTGTTGTGTTTTGCCTTTCGGCGGTTTAATTTTTATTTGTTTGTGCGAGCAGCTGCATCGCTAGCTCCGCGTTTATTGCAATTGTTCGGCCTGTTTGAATGACCGCTTTGTCGATTCGTCCGCTACTCTTTATTCGCTGGGCTGTTCTTATTGTGCAATTCAAAAGTTCCGCCAGTCCCGCGAGTCCATAAACGTATCGGGTTAAATTGTTTGTCTGGTCAATTGTCACCGGGTTTTGTGTGTTCTTTTGGAGTTCGATGAACTCTCCGACGGTCAGCGAAAACAGGGGTTTATTTAAATATTCGGTTGTCATTCGCTGTAATCATAATCAAGTTTGTACTCGTAGGCTATTTCTCCAGCTCCGTCGCAGGTGACGCATTCGTCTGCCATCCGTTCGCTTGGGCTTAGAGTGTCGTAGCGTTCCTTTGTTATTTCTTCGCCTGTGGCGTCGTAGTAATTGTCGTACCCGGTTCCGTTGCATGTCGGGCATGGCGCTGTCGTTCCTTCGCTTTGGCAGCATGGGCAGTCTGGGTGTCCGTGACAAATGTTGCAGCTCATCGGTTTGTTTTTTTTGTGGTTTTCTTCGCTACGTTGTCTGATGCCAGCGCTGCAACCAAAAAGGCGCAAATTCCCGCGATCCAGAATTGGTGTGTCGATCCATCGATTCCTGCTTTCGCTGCTACCAGTCCTAAAATCGACAGGGCTGTAATTCCGACGTTGTTTATTTTTTTCATGCTTGCTGTGGTGTTAGCGCTAGTTCTGGGTTTCCGGCGATTCTCTTTTCTACCCTTTTGCGGATGTTCCAAACTGTGGAGCTTCCAAAAATCCCGTATTTTTTCATTATGAAGTCATCGACCGCTGTTGCCATCGCGCCTTCGTGCGTCATGAGCTCTTTGTGTTCCCGGTAGACTTGGAGGTCTTTCGCCTCTTTTTCGAGTGTGTAGGGTGTTTTGATGGGTTCTTTTTTCATGCTGTTTTTTTTATTTTTTAAGAAATACTTTGATTTGCTTGTTTTAAACAATTTCGTTTCATACTTTTGAAGGCGTTCTGTTTAAAACCTCAATGCAAATATAAGCAATGCTCTGAAAACACGCAAGCGTTTATGTCTTTTGCTTTAGAATATATTGATAATTTACTTATTAAAAGATTTGTTTTTGTGAGGATAATTCCTATTAGCCCATTAGATATGTCAGTCCAAGCTCGTATTAAACAGTTCATTAATTACAAGAGGATTACAAAAACTTCATTCTGTGATTCCATTGGTGTGTCTAATTCCTACGTGAGTTCGATGCGTCGGTCTATTGCGCCTGAAAAAATTCAGAGCATTGCTTTAATATTTCCGGAGCTCTCTATTTCGTGGCTTTTAACTGGGGAGGGTGAAATGCTGAACCAGTCCGATATCGGCTCCTTTGTTGTTATGGCTTCCACTCCACTTGTTCTTGCGGACGATCCTAATCGCCAAGCGTGGGAGATTTTCGAACTTAAAAAAATTATCATAGACCTTAAAGGACAGCTCGCTGCATCGCTGGCAAAAAATGAAAAACTAATCGAGGAGGTCGCTGTTCTGCGTTATCGCGTAGCGCATCCGGAGGACCACTCTCGTCGCAGAAGTACTGCTTAGAATCTGAGGATGTTGGGGGTTTTGATTATAAAACTCTGGCGTCTTATTTTCTAAAAGTTTCTAGGGTTGCTGCTAGTATTGTTTTTGTCTTGGATGCTTTGGCTCTTTATTATATCGATTAAAAAATTTAGCTATGAAAAAATCTATTTTGAAAACACTTGAATTCGAGCGGTTTCTTCCGGTCATGACTCCGGCTGAGCGTGCTACTTTTGCAGCGTCTCTCTTCTCTGTTACTCCGGTTTCTTTTTCCCCGGAGGAGGAGGCGAATTGGTCAGAATTACTCACTGCTAAAAATGCCGCGATCCAGCTCTGGTTTGATCAGTCGGTCAAAAAATCGTTACTATGAAATTAAAAAATCTTTCTTTAATCGTTTTTGTGTTGTTGTTTATTGGGTGTAAAAAGACCGACGTTGTGGTGGCGTCGGTTCCCGATATTGTTGGGCAGACGTTTTCTGCTTATGTTCTCACCTCTTCACTCGATGGTTCTAAGGTTTACGCCGGGTATCGCTTCACGTCAACTTCCAGTGCTCTGGAGTTGGTGCTCGATGAAAACGCGCGAGTTATAACACAGAAGGTTGTTTCTTATTCTGGTGTTTATCCTTCCTTTAAAATAGAAGGCTCAAACGCGGCAGGTGGTTTCTGGGATGCAGTATTCCTTTCTTCTTCTGTACTTCAGGTTAAATCTCTTCTTATGAAAAAATTATAACTATGCAAAACCCGGAAAGTCAAAAAGTCGTTACTCGTTTCTTTGTTGCGCTTGCTGCCCTCAAGTCTTTTAGTGTTATTCGGGGCAAGCAAACGTTCACCCGGCGTTACGGAATCAATCGGTGGAATTTAAACACGGTCGAAAAAAACCCGGCTTCGGATATGTTCCAGATTTCGTGGTTGGTTGCGTTGGTCAATGATTACAGTGTTTCTTCTTCTTGGCTTTTGACCGGGTGTGGTGAAATGTTTACTAAAAAACCAATTCAACAAAATGAACTTAAAGCGGTACTCCCTCTTCCTGTTAGACAAAGAGGCGGATCGGCAAGATTCAAAACTTCGGTTCAGGGTAAAATGGACGGGCGGAATTGTAGCCTTTTCTCTGGGGTATCGTGTTGACCCGCTCAAATGGTCGCAGAGCACTCAGCGCTGCAAACAGTCAACCACGCATGGTGTAAAAAAAATACAAGCCAGCGTTATAAATCGCGAAATCCAGCGCTTTGCTTCGGCGCTTGATTTGGTGTTCGACTCGTTCGAGAAAGTTGAAAAAAACCCTACCGTTCCCGAATTCCGGGACGCATTCAATTTGGCAATTGGTAAGGCTTCACGCGTCTCTGCTGTTGCGCCGGGCGAGTCGTTCTTTTCTCTGTTTGATCGGTTCGTTGGTGAGATGGGCGCTCAGAACACTTGGTCTGAGGCGACGTATAAAAAGTTTACAAATATCCGGATGCACCTCATGGTGTTTAACTCTTCGTTGGCGCTGGCTTCCGTGAACGATGAAACCCTTGGAGCCTTTGTTGCCTACCAGCATCGTCTCGAACTCCGAAATACGACAATCTCTAAAAACGTGGCCTTCGTTCGGTGGTTCCTTCGCTGGGCGTTTAATAAAAATTTTTATTCCGGGAAGTCTCACGAAACCTTTCGGCCAAAACTCAAAGGCATCGATTATCAATCGCGGGACGTCACCCATTTGTCTTGGGCTGAGTTATTGGGGTTGCTCTCTTTTGAAGTCCCGGAGTCCAAGGCGTACCTCGCTCGTGTTCGTGATGTTTTTTGTTTTTGCTGTTTTACCGGGTTGCGTTACTCAGATGTGCAGAAATTATGCCGCTCTGATGTTCGGTCTACCTCCATTTTGGTTGTCACCCAGAAAACGGCGGACGCTCTGGTTATCGACCTAAACAAATACTCGAAGGCGTTGCTCGACAAATATTCGGGTCTTCCTTTCCGGGATGATCGCGCGTTCCCTGTTATCTCCAATGTGCGCATGAATATCTACCTGAAGGAGCTAGGCTTGCTGGCTGGGTTGGTGGAAATGCAGCGGGTTGTTTATTTTAACGGAAACGTCCGACACGAGGATGTCCTCCCTAAATATTCGCTTTTGACTACTCATTGCGGTCGGCGCACTTTTATTGTGAATGCTCTTTTCTTGGGAATCCCGGCGGAGGTTGTTATGAAGTGGACGAGTCATTCTGACTTCGCTGCCATGCGGCCTTATATTAAAATTGTGGACGACCTGAAAGCGCAAGAAATGGCCAAGTTTGACCGTGGATTGTTTAGTCCCTCTTTAGTCCCTGTTTTAGAAAAAGGGGACTAA